GTTGAAGAGTTAAATAATTATATTTTAAATAATACAGAATGAAAAGTGAAGTTTATAATTGTGATTGTATGGAGTTAATGGCTAAATATCCAGATGGGTATTTTGAGTTAGCTATTGTTGACCCTCCTTACAAAATAGCCTCCCAGCAAAAACAAGGTGTTGGAAGTAGAATAGATATGTCTGGAAAAATGAATAATTGGAATGATAAATTGCCTGATAAAGATTATTTTAGTGAGTTATTTAGAGTTAGTAAAAATCAAATTATATGGGGAGCTAATAATTATGAGGGTTTACCTAGAACGGAATATTTTGCAATCTGGAACAAAGAGCAGACAGTGGAAAATTTTGCATCTCTTGAGTATGCTTGGATTAGTATGGGTGTTGGGAAGCCTGCCAAGATGTTTACTTACTCAATACATAAGCATAATAAAACAAAAGGTTCAAAAATTCATCCCACTATGAAACCAGTCGCATTATATAAATGGTTATTAGACAATTACGCAAAAGAGGGTGATAAAATTCTTGATACTCATTTAGGCTCTGGAAGTAGCAGGATAGCTTGTTATGATTTTAAATTTGACTTTGTGGGCTGTGAGTTAGATAAAGATTATTTTGACCTTATGGAGGATAGGTTTAAAAAACATATATCACAATTAAGTATTTTTGATATAATTTAAAAATGCAGTATGATTTATTCGGGGATGTAATTATTCCTGGCAATATAATTGACAAATAAAAAGCTATAATTATAATTGGAATTATAACTTTAATTATAATTATATAACTATGTATAAAGCAACATTTAAAAGAACCTCTAACAGGTATTCAAAAGAGGAATTATTTAATAATATCAAAACTGTATGGGATTATAAGGGCAGTCAACCATTTTGTAAAGATATGGATATTTACCCTAGTTTTATAACTTTTGGCACTTATTTTAATAGGTTTGGAAGCTGGAAAAAAGCAATAGAAGAATTTATTAAATATTCAAATGGAGAGTTAAAAATTGAGAAAGAGGCAACTACTAGAAAAGTAAGAAAGAATATTAACAATAGCTTGAGATATGATATAATGAAAAGGGATAATTTTAAATGTCAATATTGCGGTGCATCTCCTGCTAAAGATAGTGATGTAGAATTACAGATAGATCATATTATACCAGTTTCAAAAGGTGGTGATAATAGTATAGATAACTTAAAAACTATATGTAATCATTGCAATATTGGTAAACTTAATAAGTTATAAAGCTTAATGGATAACTCAAAAGAAAAAAAGAAAGTAGTAAAAGAAAAATTATTCTGGAATAATAACTAAAATATAATTTTAGAGTTTTGCTCTTCGATATTTAAAATAAAATTATTAGGTAATATCTTTTTTAGATATTGTAGAGTAACTAAAGAATTTCTTACATATAATTTATTATTATAATCCGATATAGCATTACCGACTAAAATGCAACCTAAAGTATCCTTTATTTTATTTCCTTCGTGGATTTCGATTAATCCTCTATTTGGAATATCGCAGATCCTCCACCATCTAAATTTACCAGTATTATCATTTCTAACTTTATACTTTCCAGTTGGGATGCAAGAGATTCTAGGCTGGTTATTTAACCAAGGATTTTCTAATGTATGGGCTATCCTTTTATTTTTATAATACATAACTCCACGAACACCATATTTACTTAATAAAGTTCTTTGTAGAGTTACTTCTTCATTATTTTTTTTTATGGTTTTTAATGAGAACATTATTTACACCAATTAATAAATTGTTTTCCTTCTCCATAGTAAGGAATTGCAAGTTCACTTTTCAGTAATTCGTTTGATAAATCTTTGCCATCAAATATAATCTTGCAAATTTCTCTATGGTATTTTCCTTTTAAACAATGACGGGCAATTATTTTATTAGCATTAAGTAATCTATTGTTTACAAATTCTTTAGCCTTTTGACCTCTCTCTTTCTCGCATTTGTCAAGGGTTCTGATTTCAGGGGTATCTACTCCATAAAGTCGGATCTTGACATTTTTGCAAAAATATTCAATATCGCAATCAAAATCAGCTGTTATTGTGTCGCCATCGTAATTATAAAGATATTTAACTTTGAAATCTTGAGCATAAACATTACTAATCGTTAGTAATAAGACAAGAATTATTTTTAACATAGCTATTTTAATTTATTTATCCATCCGATTTTTTCGAATAGAAACATTAATATATTTAAGAAACAAGCACCTATTGCGACTTGACCAACCAAGCCACCAAAAAAATTACCAACAAATGCAAATAGAATAGTATTGAAGAATAATACTATAGCTGGCTCTTCTAATAAGATTCTTAACTTACCTTCTTTTTCAAATATCTTAGTCCAGAAAAATGTTGTGTTTTTTAATAAACCTAAATACAAATTATGAATAACTGTTATTAGTTTTGATAAGCTAGATTTTAATTTACTCTTTTTTAATGTTATTAAGTCGTCAGTCATTTTAAAAAATTAATTCATCGTTTATTAGAAATATCTATTATATACTATGCCAAAAGCATTTTTTATATTAAGTTCATTATTACGATCAAACCAATATAGGCCATAATAATTTTTATTTTTAAAAGTACCTACGCCTATACCTTTTAAAAAAGCGGATTTTTTAGTAATTAAACCGTTGTAATTATCATGAATATTAATATTTGATAGAATTAATGAGCTAGAAATATCAAGATATTTAGTTTTAACTATATTCCCTAAGGCGCAAGTATCACTAAAAGATTTTCTTTCAATGTGAGCATTTAAAAGCCTAATTTTAGTAGGTTGTTGTAATAATCTATTTGTTGAGCAACTTAAAAAATTATCATTTTTAAAAAAACTTACTCCTATATGAGCAGATTTTAAATGATCTTTTAACCTTCCTATATGTTCGTTTTTGTTTATTTGATTATTATCTGTACTGTAATAAGTTACAGATTTTCCGACGAATGGTTTATATTCTGCACCATAGACTCTATCTGCCGTTGCAATAGATATTAAAATTACAACAAATAAAGCTATTGCATATATTATATTAGTTTTCATTACACTTTCTATTTAAGTATTGCATTTCATTGTAATTCAAGTTCTTAATATCTTCTAACTCTAAATTTTCTAAAACCTCTATTTTCGACAGAAGAGAATCAGGGATAGGCTTATATATCTCGCAAAAGCCATTAACATTAATTAGTTCAATCTGCTTTTGCTTCACGCAACTGCTTAATAATATCACGAGGAGACTTATCAATGATGCTTTTTTCAATTTTTTTATCAATCTTAACATTTTCTTCATGTTTTTTAATTTGTTCTGACATTACTTGATTATCTTCTTGAGCCTTTTCAAGATCGAAATCTTTTTTAGCAACCGACTTGCCTTTAAAGTAAGCTCCTATTAAAGCAATAATACCGCCTATTATTGATCCTAAAATAGTTCTGATCATTTTTTAAATGGATTAATTTTTCCGAAATATTCAGTAATACTAACACCAAGTAAACCAGACCCAGCCCAAAAAAACACAGTTATAGCTGCGGTTATTTTTTCAAAATCTACGGCTGTTTGATTATGAATCCCATATATGATTGTGTAACTTAACAATACAGCACCAATAAATAAGCAACTAATACCAGACACTCTTTTAGAAGAAGTATGGCCTACAACATTTTGAAATAATGTTATATTGTTATTTGTATTATTCGTAGTAACAGTTTCACTTTTAGTCATAATATAAATTGAGTTATATTGTTATTTACAATTTAGTGTAAGAAATAAATATTATTTTAGAAACAAGCATGTAAAATATCAAGTAATATATTTCCACCATAGAGTCCGAAAGTTAAACCAAGAGTTATTCCAAAGGTGGCCATTCCAATCTTTATTGCACAAACTATGCCACGAAAGAATATCCTGCCTTGTCTCCTGTGCTTTTTAAAATGCTCTAAATATGGACTAACGACTAAATCTTTTATCCACTCATTGTTATTATTTTCCATATCTATTTAGATTTATCATTGTCTACGCGTTTTAATAATTCCTCTATATATCGACATAATTCATTACTATTATTCTCGTTATGTTGTTTTGCTCTTTCTAATATTTGTTCTTTTTGTATTTTTAATTCTTCTCTTAATTTATTAACCTCCTCCTTTTGTTTTTCCATAGCATCTTCTTTTAATTGTTCTATATCTTTTTTATTTTGTTCTGATTGAGACTTTAAATTATAGACTATAAACAAAGTTATTGCCATAAAAGGTGTTATCTCGGAATTAACAATTAAGGATGAAAGATTGGTTATAATGTCCACAGCATTTTTTCTTTAACTTTATTACTTAAGCCCTCTAGCAAATCCTTAACCTGATCATTGCTGCATTTTTTTTCTTTGTTTGTATTGGTTAATATATAAATAATTATAACCCCTCTATAATTTTTTATTACTGTGAAGCCTAGATCATTTATTTTTTTATTTGTTGCATTTAACATATTTTGAATTGTTTTGCATTTTGGTAACTCATTTAAATCATTAAACAAAGTTACGCCCTTGTCGGGTGTTGAGTTAATAAAAGAATATGTGCATGCATCTATTTCTTTTTCTTTTTGATATG